GCCCGAACACACGTTCTTCCAGGTCCCGGCGGCCGTGAAGAGCCCGTTGGCCCCACTGATGTAGGTCGGCATCCTGCGGCTCGGTCAGCCAGCGTCACGCCTGCGGTTCTGTGTAAGTAAACGATGACACGCTGACTTCGGCGTGCTGGACGATGCTCACCGTCGCCAGCGTCAGATCGAAGTCGGCGGTTATCCCGACGCTGCCGTCGACGACCCCTTGATCGGGCGACCCCGGCGGGGCCGCGCGGTACCAGGCCGCGGTCCCCGTCGCCGGCGCATCGCTCTCCTTCGTGATGGCATTCGCCGTGATCATCCCGCCCGAGGCGGCACCAAAGGCCGGCGACCCGAAGGTCAGCTCAGCCAGAAGGACCTGATCCGTGATGTCCACGCTCGGATTCGCCGGGCGGCCCGATCCGACCGAATAGATCCGGAGAGACCCACCGTCCAGGAGCGCGCCAATCGCTTCCGCCGCCGCGTTCGCGGCCGCCTCCGAGATATGGAGATCGTGTGCCATGAGTGCCTCAGTCGATCCGAATCAGCGCGGTCCCCGCGGCCGGGACCGGCAAGGTGACTCTGAACGGGCCATTCGTACTGGTAATCACACCGCCGAAATCCAACACTGCCAGCGCCCGGTTCCCGCGTGACGCGTTGTAAATGAGCGCGCCGGCCGCCGCGATCGTCGCATCGTTCCAGAGTGGGTCAACGGTCCAATCCAAGCAGGCCGTCTCCCCATCGAGGGTGACGGAGAAGCCCGAGAGGACCTGCCCGCCCGCGACGTAGCTGCCGCTCTCCGGTACCTCGTTGACCGCGCTGTAGACCGTCGTCGAGGCGTCAAGGCGCGCGGCCTGGCTATAGAGGGCGATCTTATAGACGTCCTCCGGCCGATGCGGGGCCATCGCGAGCAACTCGCGCTTGAACGAATTGCAGAAGGCCTGCCTGATCGGCATCAACTCGCCTCGATCGGTTCCTCGACCACACGCGCGATCTTGCCCTGGTGGTCGCGGATAATGCGTTTCTGCATCTTCGGTGGTGCCGGCAGCGCGCCGATCAGTTCCCGGCGCAGAAGCGCCGAGACCTCCGCGGCAATCTCATCCTCGGTGACCAGGTCGGGTTCCGGCGCCTCGAGGGCCTTCAGGCGGGCCAGCCAATCGTCAGGGATGACCGCTTCGCGACCCGGTGGCCCGGGAGGACCCTGCTCGCCCTTCTCGCCCCGTTCTCCCGACTCGCCACGGTCGCCTTTCTCGCCAGGGGTTCCCTTTTCGCCGATCGGCCCCGCAGGTCCCGGTACGCCGGCAGGCCCGGTCCCGCCCCGATCGCCTGTCAGGCCGCGCTCGCCCATCGGCCCAGGCACCGGTGCGCGCTCTTCGAGGAGCCGAAGGCGCGAAGCAAGCCCGGTCACGGCCGCTTCCAGCGGCTCGACCCGTTGGGTCAGGCGCTCACGCGTATCCTTGAGCAGCGCAACGACACCCTTGACGAAGGCTTCCGGATCACGCATAGAGCGGCTCCACGGGGAGATCGGCCGCGATCGCTTCCCGCTCGAGCAAATCGAGCAGCGACGGAGCCGCCCCGTCCAACTCCTTCGCCGGGCCCGGCGCCGGCGGCGTAGCGCCAGGCGTCGCAGGCGCAGGCGCCTTCGAATCGCGGCGGTTCAGGGCCTCGAGCGAGTAATACTGCTGCTGCAGGTACGGGGTATCACCGCCAGCCACGGGCTTGAGGTCAAACTTCCGGCGCGCCTCGTTCGGCGCGTAGACGCCGCCGCCCACGCCTTCCTTAGCGGTCGCCATCTTCGTGGCCGAATCCATGCGGAGCAGGTCATCGAGCTCGAACTCGGTGCCGTAGGTCTTCGGCAGCTCGAGGCCCTCGTCGAGCAGCAGTTCGATCGATTCGATATGCGTCTGCAGGCACTGGCTGTAGTACTGCTGCGTCAGCGCCTCGATATTGTTGTAGGTCGGCAACGGGCCGACGCCGATCATCCAAGGCGGGACGTGGTAGGCCGTGCACACGTTCTCGGCGGTCCACTTCAGCTGGTCGATGAGCTGGGCGTCGACCGCCTTCACACTCATCGCCTCGTACTTCAACCCATCGCCAAGGACCGCGACCTTGCCGACGTTGTTTCCGCCGAAGTTCGTTTCCCAGTAGTCCTTGAGCCGCGTGGCCGTCTCCTGCGCGATGGTGCCTGGAGCCGTGAGCACGCCGCCCGGTTGCGAGCCGGAGGCAAAGAACTTGCTCGAGGTGTTCTGGATCTGGAGACCTTGGACCGCCGCCAGGCCAGAGGCCGTGATCGGCGAGACCCCGACCAGCGGGTGATAGAGCGCGACCATGATGTCGTGGATGATCTCGCGCGCTGGAATCGTGACCTGGTCGGGCACCCCCGAGAGGATGTCCGTCTTGACCTCGTAGAAGACGCTCCCGTCGGGCGCCACCAGCGGCCGGACGCGGAACGGATCCAGCGGATACAGGGCGACCACCACGCCGCGGGCATCGCGTTCCTTCAGGACATAGGTGTTCCCGGAGATGAGCTTCGAGTTCAGCCAGGTCTCGACGAACTTGATCCGCGTCTGGTAGTGATTGGGCTTCCGCAGAACCGGCCAGAACGGGCTGTTCCCTTCGACGAGGCTCCAGATCCCGTCGGCGTCCTGCTGGACGAGCTTCAGCCCCATCTTCGCGATGTCCGAGGCAATCAGCGTGTGGCAGCCATAGACGGCGCTGTAGGCGAGAACGGTCTCGGCACTCACTTGGACGTTCGTCTGCCAGGCGCCTGTCACCGATTCCCGGATGATCGGCCACCACCCGCGGTCGGCCGTGACGCTCTGCAGCGGCCCGGTCGGGGCCGCTTTCGTCCGCGTGATGGTCAACCCGAAGATCTGCATCAGTCCTCTGGGGTGAGGTCGCGCCGTTGGTAGCGGCGACGGGTGCGGGGTTTCTTCTCGGGATCCTCCTCGCGATCCCGCCACGATTCATTCAGGTCCTCGACCGCCTCCGGCATCAGATTCTCTGGCGTTGTCAGGACCGCGTCTGGGGCCTGCGGCAATCCCGCGCCGAGAGGCTCCGGCGGGACTGCCGATACCCGTTCGCGCGGCGCGAAGTCGACCTTGCGGTGGTAGCGCAGGACCGCGGCATCGACGGGCGCGGCCTGGAAGACCGCCCCGGCCTTGACACGCTGGCCCTTATAGTGCAACTCCGCCCGCGCGATCAGGGCAATCGTTCGCATGAGTCTCCGTTACAGAAACGGCGCCCGATCTCGCTTAGGACCGGGCGCCGTTGACGATCAGCGACGCCGTTCACGAAGCTACGGGCTGCCAGTACCCCAGGCGACGTTGTCGATCCAAGCGACACCCGAATCCCGACGCCGGATCCAGTTGACGTACCGCTCGGCACGCAACCCGATCAAGTTCGCCTGGAACAGCGACACCATCGTGGCACCCGAACTGGACGGACTGCCTTCCGGCGTGTCGTCCATTTCCAGCGATGCCTCTCGGGTCACATCGACCGACACCTGGCCGTCATCGGCCATGAAAATGTCGCCCGCGTTGACCAAAACGACGATGTGAGTCGCCGGACTTCCGAACGCCGCATACTGCGACGTGATGACCGGCAACCCTTCGAGCTTCCCGCCCAACATGTTGATGTCGGGGAACTCCCGCTGGCCGAGCGCGTTTCGCATCAGGGAGAGGATCATCGCCAAACTCTGCGACATGATGAACACGCCCTGATCGAGTGGGTTGTTGGCGGTGATGAAGGCCTGGAACAACTGCGCCAGGTCAGCCCGCACCGCCGTGGCGTCCGTGCCCGCGGACACGATCGCGGCGATCCCGTTGGTAATCGATGCCGGGGAAACGTTGGGGTCGATCGCCTTGTTGGGGTCGATGAAATCGATGTCCATCCGCTCCACGAGCGCCTTCGCCAGTCCGTCGCGAATCAGCGTCTCGGCCGAGGGATTCGAGAAGCGCGCGAGTTCGTCTGAGAACACGGCGATGTTCGCGGCCTTCGCAAAGCCGAGGCTGGTCGGCGCGAAAGCGAACTTCGTCAGCGGCTTCGGCTTCCCCTGCCCGACCCAGTACCCGGCCCCGCCCGAGGTCTGCCCGACGACCCTGATGTTGAACGGCACCCGCGTCAGGTTCGGAATGTCACCCACACCGAACTTCCCGAGGATCGTGCGTGGCCTCAAGAAGTCAATGAACTCGGTGTACAGCGTCTGCGCCACGACCAGCGCACCAGCCCAGGTCGGATCCGTTGTCGTCGCGGGCGTGACAGCCGCCTTCAGCGCGATCTGAATGCGCGGGTAGTCCGGAAACCGTGACCGGGCGACCTCGAGGGCGGTCGTGTTCCCTTGTGAGAGAAACGCGGCCATCTTGCAGATCATCAGACGCGCGAACTCGACGCCGGGCGGCAGGACGGACTTGACCTCGACCGCCCCGACGTGCGGGTCACGGGCCTTCGTCCCGGAGTCGACGTCCTTCGCGACCAGCGGCGCGGCGAGCTGGCCTGCGGCCCGCTCGATCGCCTGGAGCTGCTCGCAGGTGTCGGTGAGATCCGTGATCTCCGAGGCCAGGCCCTTCGCCTCGAGCTTCAGCTCGTCGCTCAGAACCTCGGCCTCCGCGCCCTCCCGGATCTCCTGCAGGCGCTTCTGTTTCGTCTGGAGCTCGGCTCGCTTGGCCGTCAGCTCCTGTGAGGTGTTCTTCATGCTTCTGGCATCCTTCGTTCGGTCCGCGGCGCCGGACGGGGTCAACGGGACGCGCCCGGCCGCGCCTGACGCGGCTGGCCGTGGTACGTCGAGAGCTTTGATGACGGAAATCGTCGCGTCCTGGTTCGCGGGGATCGCGACCAGGCTCAACTCGAGCACTTCGGTCTCGCGATAGCGCCACCCGCCGGTATCCTTCATCCAGTCCATCGCGTCGTTCAGGACCCGGAACCCGATGCTGACGCCGCGGATGAGGCCGGCCCGCACGCTCTCCCACGCCTCGTCGATGCGATCCCGCAGGCGCGCAGAATCGCTCGCCGCCGGCAACGAGGCCGTGAAGGTAATCCCGGCCTCGGTCGGCTTGTCGAACTTCACCGTGCCGACCGGCTGGGTCGTGTCGTGGTAGAGCAATAGTGGCAAGGGATTCTTGAAGGTGACGCCGAGGGGTTCGATGATGTCGCCGAGACGGTCAGGCCGGGGTGTCGTGGCGGTCCCGGTGAGCGTGCGCCGCTCCATATCGACCGCCTTGATGTGGAGCACCGAGTAGGCGCGCGTGGAGGGGGCCGGGACGAAACCATTGGCGCTCTTGAGTTCAGGGACCTCTTCGACGCCCGCATCCCGCAGATGCCGCGCCAGATGGCGCCAAACGCCAGCCTTGTCGGCGTCCGGGATCACCGTCCCGCCGCGGCCGCCATTCAGCACGCCGATCGCGCTCGTGCAGGCGCGCACGTTTGCCGCGCCGACATCCCCGCCGGCTGACACCATGTGATGGATGAACTTGTAGGATTCCTTGACGTCCGGATCGCCGGCCGGATCGACCCAGGCAAAGGCGGCCCGGAGCGCCCCGCGCGCGGACGGCAGCCGGGCTTTGTTGGCCGGACCGTCCCACTCTGCATCCGTCGTCGCCGTCGAGTGAGAGGCAATCGCGGACATGCCGAGACCTCCGGCGCGCAGTGTGGCAGAGTCAATCCTGTTTTTGTTTTCGGGTCAGAGAAAAAGGTATTTACCGCGGATCGATGTCAAGCAGGAGTAGGAAGCGAACCAGTGTCGAGACCTTCATCTGGCGGCTATTAGCGAGTTCGATCAGACGGTCGTATTCGCTCACGCGAAGCCAGGTCTTCACCGAAACTCCAGGCTCCGCCAGGCGCGGGCGACCCCGGCGGGGGCGCTGGGACTCAAGAAGCTGGGCAGCGTGTGACGACTGATCCATTGTTCGTGACCCTCATCAACCAGGTGACGCCTTGGCAGTCCGGAATCAATAGACGGCTAAGGAAGGCCGCCTCATATTCTGTCCAAAACCGGGCCTGTCCGACTTCCCTCCACTGCCGATAGCGCCGATGCCATAGCGGTTGGGAGGCGACCTCGCCACAATAGACAAGGCCAATAACCTCGTCGGGTGTGATCGCAACAGAGTGGATTTCGTACCATTCCGTGTCGTTTCGACTTCGATATTCCTGCGTCGTCCGTGCCCGTCGCGCGGACCGCGCCCGTCCAGCTTCATCCGTCGTGGGGAGGGTCGCTGACTGGTCGATTGGTTCGCCGTATTCGCCGTCCCGATCTTCGGCTGTGGCATCATCCAATCCCG